GTCGCACGCGAACAGGAATGGGGCTTAAACGCATCTTTTACAAACGCTGATATAAACACCTATCCTTTAGCTCAATACGACACCATAATTGCTTTTGAATTAATTGAGCATATTGATAATGGACTAGAGATAGCACAAAAACTTAAGCAACATTGCAAACGACTTCTATTAACCACTCCACATAATGAGCCTGTAGGATTTTGGGGCGAACATCATAAGCTTCATGGCTTAAACGAATCACACTTTCCTGACTTTAAATTTAATTACATTAATGAGCATGGTTTTATTTCAGAAACTATGCGCGAAGTTAATGATAACAATAAATTTAATCTTATGATTATGAGGTGGGATCGTGGATAAAGTTCTTTGTTCTGTAGCCACTCGCGGTCGTTATCAAACTACTTTACCTTTAACGCTTAACGCTATAATTAATCAGACAAAAAAGGTTGATAAGCTAGTTATCTTTGATGACAATGATGAGCCACAAGATATGCGGAAAGAATTAGTATATAGCTACTTCTTTCAAATACTTTCCATTAAAGGCATTGCTTGGGAATGGGTTTATGCTGGAAAAAAAGGTCAGCATTACATTCATCAAATGGCTAATGGCATGGGCTTTGATTGGGTGTGGCGCGTTGATGATGACGCAATACCCGAACCCAATGTCTTACAAAATCTTTTTAATTACACTCATAAAAATGTAGGCGCAGTAGGTGGCGCAATATTAACTCCACCATTACAATTTCAGAATGAAAAGCCTACAGGCAAAATAGAATTAATTAATAGAGAGCCTAACATTCAATGGTCTTTTATTCAAAAGGTTAAAGAGGTTGAGCATCTTCATTGTTCTTTTCTTTACAGAGCTGGGGTGCATGATTATCATTTAGGGCTTTCAAGGGTAGCGCATAGAGAAGAAACATTATTTACTTATGGACTATTTAAAAAAGGCTATAAAATTCTTGCCGTTCCTAATGCTAATACTTGGCATTTTAAAAATCCTAATGGCGGAATAAGAAGCGAATCCAATGAAATTCTTTATGGGCAAGATGAAACTGTATTTAATAATTTAATTAATTATAGTGATAAAACAATTGTGATATTAAATGGTGGCATGGGCGATCATATAGTCTTTAAGCGTGTAATGCCTGACATTACAAATCCTGAAATATTTACTTGTTTCCCTGACATAGTGCCTGGCAAATCTATTGCTGAAGCGCATCAATTATTTGGTGATCTTGATACATGGAATATTTATATTAAAATGTATCAATGGAAATGGAAAGACAGTTTAGAAAATGCTTATAGGAAATTATATCTATGATTATTATTAGTCCTTATGCTAAAGCTTTGAAAAGCGGAAAAAATAATCCTAAAAACTATTCTTATTGGAAAGAACTTATTAGACTAATTGATGAGCCAATAGTTCAAGTAGGCATAGAAGGTGAAGAACAATTAGTTGATGACTTTAGAAAAAACTTAACACTTGATGAGCTTGGAAAGCTTGTTGATCAATGCAAAACATGGATAAGTTGCGATTCTTTTATGCAACATTTTTGTTGGGATCGTAAAAAATATGGTATAGTTCTATGGTCGGTTTCTGATCCTCTGATATTTGGACACCCTGAAAATATTAACCTATTGAAAGATAGGAATAATTTGGTTGAAAATCAATTTTTATGGTGGGAAGATACAGAGCATGATGCTAACAAATTTGTTAATCCTGAAATAGTGATTGAAAGTTTAAATGCAAACTTCCCATGAAACCATTGATGACATATTCGATTTTCTACAAAATAAAACAATCAAAGATATTGGCTCTGATTATTACAATAATAAAAATTATTTGGTTATTTTATTATCTGATGGTTCTCTTTGCTATATATCTTCTAGCGGCGATTTGTTTATGGCTCTCGAACGCCATCTCATTAATTAGTAGAAAGAAATAATATGGACATGCAAGAACACACGAAACATGTATTAGATACAGTTTCGGGAATTACAGTTTTAGGAACTGTTATGAAATTTTTACCAGCTATTGCGGCGTTGTTATCAATAGTTTGGTATTGCATAAGGATTTTTGAATGGGCGCGTTCTAAATTTAAAAAATAAAATAATGCCCTTAAAAGATAAAAGCAAAACAAAAGATTATTTAAGGGCTTGGAAAGACAAGAACCGAGAGAAAAATCTTTTTCAGTTAGCTCGACATCGTGCCTTAAAAAAAGGTATTGAATTCAATATAGAAATATCCGATATAGTTATTCCTGAAACATGCCCTATCTTGGGACTTCCTATTAAAAAATTAATTGATGGTAATCGTGATTTAAGTCCTAGCCTTGATCGCATAGATAATGCTAAAGGTTACATTAAAGGCAATATTCAGGTAATATCTTTTAAAGCTAATGCTATGAAGCTTACTGCTAATAAAGATGAATTAATTAACTTTTCTAATTGGGTGAGAGAAAACTATGAGTAAATATTCGGAAGCTGGTAAAGGATCAACTAATAAACTTAAACAAAAAAGCTTGTATGATGAGAACTACGAAAAGATTTGGGGTAATAAAAAGAATAAGCTTTATGAAGAACGCTATTATGATTCCGATGAAACAACATCATGGGATCAAGATAAGGCTGATATGATTGGTCTTAATAACAATACGGGCGATCACTACATTAAATGATCTCATAATTGATACTATATCGTATCAATGTAAAATATACTTTACATCCGTTTTCACTCAAGTAATTGATTTATATAGAAAAGAATGAAAACAATTGCATGAAACTTTAAATATGTCATATATGACAGTTTGCGTTAAATCCCTTGTGTTTAATGGGATTCGTTAAATAATACACACTATACACACGATAAAAAAGGGGCATTTTAAGCCCCTTAATTATTGGTAAATACCGATTTTCTGAAGAACGCTATTCACCTATAAAAAGTTATATTTTTGTATAACTTATTTATTCATTACATACATCGTTACTTCAAAGCCAAATCTCATTTCTTGAGCTGATGGTGTAGTCCACATAGTATTTATCCTTTATCTGTAACAAGCAAAATTACTTGTTATGCAAATTATGGGCTTTTTGCGATACAAAACCATCAGTAAAATCATTAAAATGGCATTGCTGAATCAGTTGCACTTGTATTTGATCCTGCACCATCTTTAGGTTGCGGTTCTCTCATTGTTACCCAGCCGTCAAAATTGACAGGGATAGATTCTATGAGAAGTGAAGTGCCGCCTTGTTTATTAGACATTGCAACTCCAACTTTAGTCCAGCGAGCTTTTGTTTCGCCTTCTTTGTTTACATACTCGCCTGTTTTAGCGATTAGATCATGGGTTATTGCCATTTTGTATTTCCTTTAAGTTGTTTACGATAGTTTCAATTTCAGATAAAAACGCGATCACCGCAGTTTCCATTGTATTTTTAATATATTCATCATCTCGATAAATACGCTTTACGAACCCTTGTAAATGATCAGGCATATCGGGATCATAAGATACAAGGTCGCAAAATTCTCTTTTTTCATTTCCATTAGAGCCAGGCACGCAAGCTAATTGCCACATAACCTGATCATAATATTGTTCTAACTGTTTGCCACCTGTAAGGATGTTGTCCAAGTGGTTCTCGGGATTGGGTATTTTGACTTCGATCAAAGAATTAGTAGCATCAACTAATCCGTCAGGCGAGCATTGGCCACCTTCAATAGTAGGGTGTTTAACAATGGCCACTTGATCCACAAAGGTATTATATTTAACTTCATACCATGCCCTAGCCATTGGCTCTAAATCTATTCCTCGTTGCATCGCAGGCGTTTTATAAGTTTCTAATTTTTTGCCTGTTAGCCTTTCCCTAATTAATTCATTCTTATATTTTCTACGAGTTAAAGATTCGCCACCTGATCTGCCTTCAGTTAAAAGATCAGCTATGCGGCTACCGCCTATGCGGCCTATTCTTAAAGACATCCATTCGGGACTGCCTTGCTCTATACCTCTTATTATTCTATCCATTTAAATTTAAGTTCCTATAAGTTACGCCATCAGGCCATTGTTGATCGGTTGATTTTTCATAAAGCTCTATTATTTTTTCAGGATATAGCATTAAAGGTTTATGATCCTTAAAACAAAAAGCATAAATTAAAGGACATTCTTTTGAATCAAACCATTCTAAAAAATGAGGTAGTAATTTAATTTCACTTGCTTTTATGTTAGCAGTTCCTTTAACCATTACTAATCCAGCAACACCTTTGTTATTAATATAAAAATCAGGAAGGTTTCTAATTAAAGGATTAAGATTGTAAAAGTTAGGAATTGGATCGTTTTTTTCATCAAATCCTAATCGCCTATAAAAGTATCCTTTTGACTGACAATACCTTTCAAATAATACTTCCGCTATATTTACGACATTATTTCTTTCTTTATAAGAAAATCCGCCATTCATAGTTTAGGGCTTTGAATTCTGCCATATAAAGGGGCTAATAGGTATTTATCACCTAGCTCTCTTTTAATAGCTTCTATTCTTGTTTTGCGGGCTTCTATAGCCATTAATTCTTGCGCGGAATAGGGTAGCGTTACTCCGTAAAAATTACTGTTTTTTGATCCTTCCATCATAGCTCCGCCTTTCTTTTATCTTTAGCTTCAATTACCATTTTAGATAGAGTGCGATCATTCTTAACTTCACCCATTACAAAATTATAATTAGCCTGGAGTTCTTCTAAAGTTTCGGAATGATTAATTCTTTGAAGGTAATCTGCGGCATTAAGCGCGGCGGATTGGCCATCGTCATCATCAGCATAAAGAGCGCAAAGACTAGATATAGAGTATCGGCGAATATAAGAAATTGCTGATCCCAATCCTTGCGGATCTTGTTTCTGAATAGGACAGACGGCAGTATCTTCAATCCATTCGCCCGAACTATGGAGTAATCGAGTTGTTAGATGGAGTTTATTGTCGTCTGATGGGCTTAATGATTGGAGTATTGCAATACCATTATCATTAAGTGGCTTCTTAACCGCTTCAATAACTGAATTAATATTGGCATACTTGGATTTAAAATGAGGGTTAGTAGAATCTTTAGCGGCAAATCTAATTTCTTTTTGCGCGGATACTAAAGCTTCAGCTATCTGTTTGATGCTTTCGGATGTTTTCATCTTATCTTGTCCTAAAAAGTTTCGTTAAATTACATGCGAGATTGTATCATTATATGCCCATCTTGCAAAACTATCTCTTTCATAGTTTTCAGCTATGAATTTTGCTAGCCTTTTAATTTCCGCATCGTAAACATCTTTAATGCGACCTAGCTTGTCATCTTTAGAATCATAAATAATATTCTTTACTTGATTTTGAACTTCAACTTCATCATAAAAATCAGAAAAGACATCCACATTAAAAGCAATATGATATTCAATTAATTCTTGCAAAGATATATGAGGTTCTAAATCTAGGAAATCAGGATCAGGATTCATCATAGTTTGAATATGAATCTTGTGTTGCATCTCTCGTTGCTGGTCAGACATATTTGCCCCCGTAACTTGTTGATTCTTGTGCATTTTAACCTTATCTTCTTGATTTGGCAACATATTTATCACCCCACAAATTTTTTGGTTATTTTAGTCCATTTAGAATCAATAACCTGATTAAAAGAATATTCATCTAATTGAGCGCCATCATAAATTTCATCTTCAAGCGCTTCAATAGCTTTTGTGTCATCAGAATTATGCCAAATATCAAAAAATTTATTTGAAATAACAGGGTTTGATTCTTTTTGCCAAATAAGACCGCCATATTTAATATCAATAAATTCACAATCAAAAGGATCTTCAATCTGATCAACTAACCAAAACAAATCTTCAAGTTCTTTATAAACAAACATACCTACTATTTGTTGATCTTTAATCATACGAACTAATGCGGTAGCCATATTATTTACCCATCCATTCAAATACCATTGGAGTTAAAATATAAAGGCAAATTGCAAACCAAACCCAAAAGGCGGTAGCAAATATACATCCGAGAATTAAGTCTTTTTTCATCTTGTCTTATCCTTTCTTATTCAATTTCTGATTTATAGGGATCAATTTGTGTTTGCACATACTCGTAATTACCACTTTGCGAATTATGCTTGAGTTTTGAATTAGGTGCAACAAATTCGTATTTGTCGGCAGTCCAATTATATTTAAGCTTGGCATCTTTAGGGGCGTAGTTATATTTATTCTCAACCCAATTGTATCGAAGCTTGGGCGATTCACCCCCGATAGCCATGATCGGGAGTGCGATTAATAGTGCGGTTAATAATGTTTTCATTGTTGCACCTCATACACGCCAACTAAAGTTGCTGATTTATCCCAAGAATAAGAACCTAATGCAGACTTTTTAGCTGATTCTAATGATTTATGCCAAGTAACTGCATAACCATTATCTCGAATCCATCTTTGTTCTGTTACTAAAGACGACCATTTTCCATGTTGTTGAAAAAGATTAAATGATTCTTTTGCGCGAGGACTTGTGCGAACAACAATATATTGATATGAGTTTTCTGTAACTCTTTTGAATGTTCCAACGGGTGTATTTGCTATTTTTCTCATTTTAGTTTCCTTATAGTTTCTTGTTAATAAATTGTGTTGCTAGGTGTTAATATATACCTATCAATAATTATTTCAAGCTTTTTTAAATATATTTATGAAAAATAATGAACACCTGGCACAGACTTTGCTTATTAAATGGTTTAGGCTTCAATACCCATTAATGGCAAAATGCCTGTTTGCTATACCAAATGGGGGCGCTAGGCATATCGGAACTGCCTTAAAATTAAAAGCTGAAGGGGTAACGGCAGGGGTATCCGATTTATTCCTTATGATTCCAGCAAATGGCCTTCATGGCCTATTTTTAGAAATGAAAGCCGATAAAAGTGCAAGATTACAACAAAACCAAGAACAGTTCTTAACCCTAGCAGAATCAATGGGTTATGGTGCGGAAGTGGCCTATGGGTTTGAAGAAGCTCAAAAAATAATACAAAAATACTTGCACGAATCATAGAATTCGTTTAATAATAAAAAAGACAAGATAAAAGAAGGGAAACTAATTGCATTATTATCAGCACAATATATCAGACTACAGGGCGGACACAGGCCATTTAACTCTGCTCGAACATGGTTGTTACCATCAACTACTAGATCAATATTATCTTAATGAAGAACCACTTCCATTAGATATAGACAAAATATTCCGATTACTAACTGCGAGGACACAAGATGAAAAGGATGCTATTAAAAATGTGCTTAAAGATTTCTTTGTGGAAACTGAAGCTGGTTTTATTCAAAGAAGGTGTGATAATGAGATTAAATTCTAT